CTCCAAGAGGGTTACGGTTTTCCTTCCGCAGGCCGGCTTCCTTTCGGAAACCAGCGGGTTTGACAAGTTTTCCTTCTTGTGGCCAACGGTTTAAGCCTTGGCCTGGCCCCCTTTGCGTTTTCCTCGCCGACGACGTCCTTTCTTAACCTCCTCGATAGAGTCTTGCACCGGATGCAAAGGCTCCTTATCCCTCCGAGAAACAACCTTACGACAGTTTGGATCTGTCATAGTGTTATTCGGTTTGTTAAGCGGTTTCTTCGGCTTGTCAGTTTTGCCCGATTCGAAAGCACTGCCTTGCAGCTTCCAAATCTCGCTACCAACCTTACCTGCTGCTGCACCAAGCGCAGGTTGACCGTAAGCAGTGCCAATAGCAGTTAGGGCGGGAACGGCTATATTGGACATAACTCCACAAATAGTTTTCCACCAATCCCCAAAAGCATTCATGCTCACGGGTACAGCAACCGGCATTGTTTGAGCAATCTGACTGTACATACGCAAAGCGTTGAAATCGAACGTTGCCGACGGCGTTGCCAAAACGTTCAACTGGGCGTCAACGACACCCATAGCCGTAGGTGCGACTTCAACATAGACTTTAACCCGAAGCCTGAAGGTAGACGAAGCAGACAAACCAGTCAGCATAACCCCTGAAGTATTAAACGGAAAATACTTGGTAGGCATACCGCGCATAGCGGAAGCGCCTGTAGCCTTGGCAGCTGACAGATCTAGCAAAACCGGTCCCATAGGCACGTAATCATTCAACGCATATGTCCCGTTCCTAGTGTGCATTGGTGCCACACTAACTATATTGTTGATCGGATTCTCAACCGAAGATTGCGTGCATACGACATAAGCACCTTGAGCTGCGTCCCACTGCTGAGACCCTGCCAACTTAGCCGCTTCCGCCGGCGTAGTCGGCAACATGCGCATCTTTCGACACGTAACCTCCCCAATAAATGAAGAAGTCGCATCTTGGATTGCAACTTGACTCAACTCGTGGATTTGTGGCATTCTGTATGCCAGCAACGCACCCTGCTTATTGATTTCTGCCGTTGTGTTGATGAGTTCATAGCCCAACCCTATGACTCTTGAATCTGGGGTCAATATGTCGGCAGCTGGCACCATGTTCGAGTTTGTAACCAAATTGGTTGCTGTCCAAGCACCCGAATAAAAAGGGTACAACCCCTCACCCGCATTTGCCTTCACTACGTTTATCAAACCACCGATGTTGAACGCTCCCGCTTGAGTAGTCAAAAGACTCCCAACGTTTTCGCTCGCACCGTTGTTTGCCAACTCCTGTTGGAGCTGCAACGAGTTCACGCAATACGGGTTGTTGAACACGTGCAAGTCCCAATTGCCTCCGCCACCAGCGATACCCGCGCTGATGTCGTACGCGTACTGGAAACACTGCACCACAGTAGAGCTACCATCCGCATCAGGATAGCCTGCTATCTGATGTTGGTAGTCATGAAATGGGTCTACTGCGAGTGTCAACCACTCAGCCCCATCGCTGGTGATTTTACCGCGCTTCACCAGCTCTGCCACAACATTTTTCCGCTTCATTTTCAGGAAGCAACCCCAACTCCCTGATATATGGTTCCACGTTCGGTAACGACGCTAGGTAATCCAAGACATAAGGCAGAGCGCTGTGATGCCTCAAGTTGCTGATCAAACTAACCACGGTTGACAGACAAGGCTTTTGAACCACGTTTATAACCTGTCTGTAAGGAGCGCAAGGAATCGGGCACGCCTTTTCCCAAGACTGCCCACAAAACGTGAACCTATCCCATCGCGCTTCTTCCATGTCAGTCAGTTTAACGCCGAAGTTCCGCATAGCAAAATCAGCATACGCACGTTGGTGTTCCTCTAGGGGTAGAGGCAACCGCTCGACCGAATCATCTCCCATGAACATACCAGCGCCTGCACAGCCTTGACTCTGACAATAAGCGACATTAATCAGGAATCGCAACCGAGAATTCGTGGCTGCCGTGACCTTTCGGCCACTAGCCATCGATCCCGGTATTTTCCTCCTGAAAACTCGCCCATCGTTGAGCATGTACAGACGATGGCACGACATAAGAAACACATTCCGGACGGCATTCCTCCACCACTCAGGCGAATCCAGCGCCAACATTATGCGCATTTCGGCGTCAGCCATGACCAACCACTCCGGCAGAGATGCATCCCAACCGCTCGCATCATTCGAGCAGTTCAAACCGTTACTGTCAACCCATGCTGACAGTTTCAAACCGTCTAGGTCGGTCAAACCGACTCCGGGCTTAGACGGATACGTTTCCCAGTCATGTATCTCTGCGTTGTCTTGTTCGTGAAATAAGAACTTCTCCATCAATTGATTAACGACGGACGCAGCATTGACACCACGCCATTTCTGCGTTTCCATCTTGCGGATCGGATGGGGTTGCTTTTTCACCATAAACCTAGTAGGGTCATCTAAGTTTTCTCTCACAGCCCACAATGGATCATTAATAAGCTGCTCCCTAACGTATATCGGACTCATACGACCGAGTCGCTCCAAACGGGCTATTGCCAACTCAACAACCTCGCTAAGAGCAATCGGACTTTTGAGTATCCCTGAGTTTGTAGGATACAAATATACATAAGGGAAACCTGGCGTAGACGAAGGTTTAACGGTCTCCGTCAACATTTGCCAGTACTCACGGTTGCGTAAGTTCAGCATGGGCTTAACTCGCGGGTAGTGAGACACCACCTCTTCGAGCCATGCTTGTTTCAACACGTCTTCCTTGAGTACCACAGGTTCAGAATGCTTGAGAAGAGAAGTTAACTCTGCCTCCGCACCAGTTGGTGGCCAAAACCAACCCCTCTCCTCATCCTCCATGACACCGCTCAAGCCAGCCGTGTTGATGATCTCAACCCCTCTGTCCTTAGTACGAAAGGGGCTGTTACCCACCAACTCCGCCACTTGCTCAACCGGTCCATAATCTTTTTCACACTTAGATAACCGAAAGCCGGGCAAGCTTCCGCTCAAGCTCGCCCGGCTGATCGAAAATCCTGTTGAACCTTACTGCCTTCATTAATGAGGTTTTGCCTAGCTATGACAACCTTATCATCAGAAGTAAGAGTGGGTGTCTCCAAAGTAACAGACTTGCCTCGCTTTTGCTTCTTGCGCCTGGCATTCCGCTTCCTGGTCTTTTTGGCCTTAGCGTCAACCGATTTTGCGTCAGTTTTGGGCGATTGTGGTTTAACAGCCGCTGCTTTCGCAACAGCTGCCACTTCAACCTCCGCCTTCCCATTCTTGACTGCGACAGCGGGCTTAGCAGACAAAACTGCCGCTCGCTTCAAAATCTGTTTAGGCACCTCAGCCTTTTCAACGGTTGTTATTGGGTCTTTATCCTCTTTTACATCCGTATTTGTTTTATCGACAACCACTCGAAGTGGAACACCCCCTCCGCCTAACGCTTCCTCATCAGACGAATCAAGCTCCCACTTCTGTTCAGCCGTTGATTCGAGTTTAACACCACTTTCAGTCATACGTTTCAACGCTCGCTTCTGACTGCCTGTTAGCGTTTTCTCGGATCCCGGCCCCTGTGCAGGTTTTACAAAGATCTGCTGACCTCCAGCTGGCTGCAACTTCCCTTTCACGAAGGTGGCATGCAACCTCTGTGGTTTGCAATCTAAGTGAACCTTAACCTGTGCAGGGTTGGACTCTCTAATTACATTTTCAAAAGATTCCATCTCATCATCATCTTCCTCATCCCAGTCAGCCCAATTTTTGCGACCCAGGCGAGTACGTTCTTCCTCAAGCCTGCGAAAATAGAGAGCTTCGTTTGCTAAACGTTCATGTAAAGCTTCATCAGAGAACTTGTTTTCGATCTCTCTCTCGACATCATACTCGGCATCAGCCTCAGCATCTGCCTTTTGTAGATTCTCGAGATGTTCGTCTGACACGTAGATACGCTCTCCATTCGATTCAACTAACCAAACGGCGTTGTCTCCGTATCCAAATTTCTTGATCAAGCGATCAACACGATCCGGGTATTTTAGACGAGACTTTTCATACGGCATATCCTCGCGCGGTGGTGATTCAATCACCACTTGAGTGGCCTTAGGTCTAAACATAGGCCTTATGTCCACACAGAAGTTATGCGTTGAACCTCTTTTGAAACCGCAATGCACAACTGCAGCTTTCTTGGAATGCATACCAATGGCACCACTAGCCCCAGCAACAGTAGTACCATCATGATTCCTCACAAAAGGTTCATTATCTTTCGAAAATGTCAAATGCGCAACCGTTTGCATCCACTTGGAACCATCGTAGTAATAGTAAACGACAGCTTTATGTCCTTCTCGATCTATATCCGCTTGGGTAAGGCCGAGTTGCGACATCTCCCTCTCAGAAAATCTGATGAGAGCCGCGTCGCTACCAGAGCAATAGTCAACAGAGTGTTCCAGTTTACGCACTGGCCCGACCTCCGTCTGCGTCGTCTCACCCCTAAGTGGCATACACCTATTCTGAGACGAGACTATATCAATCTCGTACCCCAGCTCCTCAAAAGTGGTGGTTATTGCACGCACCACATGAGCAGCGGTTACCACCGCTGTTTTGCCTCCAACCATGATTCTACATCCCTGACCCAAAACCTTGAGTCCTTCTGGCAAATGTGCCACAAAGTAGCACAAACACCTAGGGACATTTTCCATCACGACTGGCAACGCGCGGTTTATTGATGCTTGCTCTAGTTGAACATTATCAACTGCTACAGGTTCGCCCGCTATGACCCCTTGCAATGGGAACCGAATTACTGTCCCATTTACAACAGCCATACCGCGCAACCTGCCGTTGCGCATGGAGATTTCGATGTGATGCGCATCCGTGACCGTTAACTCGTGCACATCTACAAGTGGCACTGTTATCAAATCAGTGATGTCATACCTGCGCAACATCACACCGAGATGGCGAACTGTTCTCTTTATGCTAGTGTACACCGCGAGTACCACCGCACACAAGTGCGTGGTGCCTCTGATAATTACCCCGCGCATGAGCAGGAGTGAGAACAGTATTACTGTGCCCCATAGACGTAAGTCATACTTTTCATTGAGTGTTCTGCCTGTCTCAGCCAGCTCAGCCACCCAAAGTGAGCACATCGCCACGAATTGCACAAACCGCGCATCAAACCAACCATACATGGTGGTTACGATTTCGCTGCTAGTGTTCATCGCTGAAAGCTTCCCC